TTTTCGCCGTCTAAACAGTCAATACAAAGGTCTTTGGCTAAATCCTCATCAAATTCACCTTTGTCGTTTGTGATTGCTTCTGAGAGGTCACCAACGTCATCACAGTCAAAAATATCTAATGCCTTTTTGAAAGGATTTGTTTCAAAAATAAAGTCGATTACATCTTTAAAGTGGGTGAAATCACCAAACATGCCAACGGTTGCTTTTAAATCATTTAATCTATAGGTGTCCATTTTGTGATATACTCCTTATGTATTATTTTTTGTAAATGTGCCCAGTGCTTTGCCTAGCATAGGGCTTTTTTAATGCCTAAAAATTCTTTAACGTTTACTGACAGTTCCGCAAAACTAGCACCACTAAGAGCGCCAATAGCATTAGAGTGAGCAACAAGGATAAGCTGGCGTTCGCTAAACTTACCGGCTCGTTGATAGCCCATATGTGGTTGATAAACTTGTGCCATAGCTTCACTTTTTCTCCTTCATCTTTCTAACTTCTTTGACTGCAAATGCTGAAAGAATCAGCATAAGCACAACTAACAGTGAGATCACTTGATCTGGGTGGGTTACACCATAGATACACAACTGCTCTATGACAGCTGCTGGTAAAAATGCAATGGCGCAAAACTCCAACATTTTTTCAAATCCCTTACAGATATAACTCAATACATGATCAAGCTTAGTAGTGCCCAAATCTGGCATAATGCCCTCCTATGCGTACCCACGTACGCTATACTTCTCTACACAAGCGATCAGCTCAGAACGCTTGTATCTTTTTATTCCGTCAATCACATGGACAGGAACGTTATGTTCTTGTCTGAATCTCCAAAAGGTTGTCTGACTCATACCGCAAACATATGCGGCTTCAGTTGCATTCAAGAACTCTTGAAGTGTGTATTGCCTTGTATACTTCTTAATCAGTTTTTCAGCGTCCTTTTTGCTAAGGAAATTCTTTTCTCTTTTTGGTTGAGTTCTTGCCACTTCCCTTGCTACCATGCGATAAATACCGTGCTGTAGGTCATCCATAGCTATCACCTCCATTTATGCGATATATCCAGACCCATCTGAATTAATTGCGCCAATGATATTGCCGTTTTGGTACTCAGCCTTAATTCCGCTCTTATCAGCTACAATCTTTGGAGCTTGTTTTTTTAAGAATTTGTTAACGAAGTATTGCTGACCTTTTCCAGTCACTTTTGGCGTCTTACTGATTGAAGTAGAGCCATTTGAGTGATTGATGGTTGTTTCTTTGATCTTGAACAGTCCTAAGTTCATAGCCCTCTGTGTTGGCATGTTCCAATCACTGCCTTTACGACTGATCAGGTAGCCATTTGCACGCATCCACTTGAAAAGTCGAGTTGCTCCAATGTTTACGCCGTTGCTTCGCAAGATCTTAGCTAGTTCACCAATCAAAATGGTTGATTTACTAGTTGCCACTGAATCGGCGAACAAAGCTTTAGGTTTCATTTCATGAACTTGATTTTCAGCATCTTTTCTTAGTTGTTGTTCAATTAATCTCTGTTGCCTCTCATCTTTCAACTGAGTGGCAAGCTTAATGATTGTGTCGGGGTCGGTTAAGACCTCTTCAATCTTTTCATCTGTCATATAAGCCCCATGTTTGCGGATAGTTGGAAGAACTTCATGTGTGACCCAATGCTTGAACTTTTTAGCGTTTGGCATCTTGCTAGACAAGATCAAACTATATAAGCCTGATTCATTGACTAAAATTTGTTCTCTCATCTGACCTGCAGTCCTAATTTGGGACTTCAGCTTGTCTTCATCTGCCACATGAGAATTAATGTCTCTTGCACCATGGGTGTAGCCCAAAATATTAGTTAGATCTTTGCCAACAAACCATGGTTCATTTTCAATTTTTAAAATTCTGACTGGCTGGTTTTCAAAGTCAAAGAATTCTAAATCATTCATCTTTTTCTCCTTTCACTACACGATTCAACTAGTTTTTGAGTAAAAAATTAGTTGAGCTAATGGAATAGAAACTAGTTTAGCAAATTTCTTAGCCATTCCAATTCGCATTTCCACGTCGCCCCACTCATATCCTTGGTAAGTTGCAAGTGCTACGCCTAATTGCTTAGCGGTTTCTTGCTGAGTTAAGCCAGCATACTCGCGGGCTTGCTTGACGGTAAATTTCACTTATATCACCTGCCTTATCTCAAGTACACGCTAAGTATAGTACACGTTTTGTGTATTTGCAATACTTTTTAACTAATTTTCTAGTTTTTTTGTGTAAAAGAACTATACTCAGTGTATAGAAACCTAGTTAAAGTGTGTAAGGAGGCTTTTATGAACTTAGCTGAACGCATAAAAAATGCACGAATTAATAAACATTACACTCAAAAAGACTTAGCTGAATTAATAAATGTTAAGTCTACTACTGTCTCAGGGTGGGAACTTGGAAGGAATGAGCCATCGATTGATACATTAAAGAAACTAGCGACTAAGCTAGATGTTAGTTTTGATTACTTAGCTGGTGTCTCTTCGCACTCTGATTCAAATATCTCTGATACAGACTTAGATGCTCTTTTGGACAACGCCCACTCCTACGACGGTAAGCCTATGACCGATCATGACCGTAAAATTATCAAGTCTTACTTAAAAGGATATTTTCAAGGCAAAGAGTAAGGTGAATCGTTATGAGTGATCGTATAAAAGATTTACTTAATGAGCATCATTTGAAGCTTGTGTATAAGGACATAGAGAGTGAAGGCTATATAGTCCACATGCCTGATCCTTGTCCTGACTTTGTCTTTGTTAAAGATGGCCTATCAGATGAAGAAACTGAAAAAGTCATCTTGCATGAGCTGGGTCATGCTGAAGCTGATGATGATACGCAAAAAGACTACAAAGACAATGCCACAACTCGTTTGATATGTGAGAGTGGTGCAAAAGCCTTTGTAGTCCATGAACAGATAAAGAAATACGTTGACCTAGGTAATGATGTGGCAAGTGCTAACTGGCTGAATCTTGCAAAATATATTGGCACTGATAATTATTACCTAGTTCAAGAAGAATTATTGAAATATGGTTTAGAGTAAAAATGAGTAGATTAATACGACATCGATCTCTAACAAAATCGATCAAGGCAAGAACAACAGCGAAATATAAAAGACAATTAAAAAAGAAAATTATACCAGGATATGGTAAAAAAGGCGCTGGAGTCATAAAGGATCCTAAAAGAAGCATGCATAATGCAATTTATAGTAGAACCACGATAGATAGTCGAGATTTAGGCAAATCAAAAAATAAATCCAAAAGTAATGACTCTGATGAAAAAATGGGCTGTGGTTGTGCTATCGCTCTTATTTTCTTGGGTGCATTAGTAGGTCAACTGATAGGTGGTGATATCGGATTAACAATTGGTATTGTTTTTATGTTTATTATTTCAATTTTAGGAATGATTTAAGGAGATTGAACAATGAATAAAAAATTAATTACAGCTTTAGCTCTTTGTGCTACTCTTAGTTCTTTTACTGGCACTTTGGCAACAAACACAACTTCAAACACAGTTTTAGCTACTAAAAAACATAAAAAAGTGACTTATAAGCCACTCAAAAATTCAAAGGTTATTACTGTAAAAGTAACTGAGGACACACCTTGTTACAGATATGGAGGAAGAAAGGTACGTAAACTGTGGTTACACAAAGGCAATATGACTAAGATTGTTCCCGCTACTCATAACGCCTGGATTTTAAAAGGTAGTCTTTACTATGCTAAAGGAATGAGATTTGTAGTTAAAAGACACAACGGTTGGTTTGTTACCAAAGAAGAATTACAGCAAAGATTTAGAAAATTAAACCAAGAACGTAAAAATCTTTCACTTGAGGATCTCGTTTCAACAAACAAAGTCAATGCAATGGAAAATAACGTAAATTCTTTCCGAAATAGCATGAACAACTGGGTTAGAAATGGTAATTAGTCTGGCTTAATACAAAATAGCTCGCCTACTCTACCGAGCAAGCGGGCTTATATTTCACGCATTACGAGAACATTAGTTTATTGAAAGGAGGTGAAAAATATGCCAAAAAGAGAAAATACCGCAATTAAGCCTTATAAGCTTAAAAGCGGTAAAAAGCGCTACATGTTTTACATTTACTTGGGTCAAAAGAATGGTCAAAAAGTACAAACTTTTCGTCGTGGCTTTAAGAGCTATGAAGAGGCTGATGCTGTATATAAGCAACTAGCCGCAACCAATCCTCAAGATTTTGTTAAGCAAAAGCAATATACTGTAGATCAGCTATGGAACGAATGGTTTAAACGCTATGTCTTAGACGTTAAACCTTCAACCGCACAGAAAACTTACGAATTATACAACTTGCATATCAAGCCCGAATTCGGTGAGTCCTACGTTGACAGTCTAACCACTAAAACTATATCAGATTATTTTTACTCATTAGCTAAAGAGTATAAAAGATACCGTACGGTGTTTAACTATTTGCATAAGCTTTTAGAGTACGCGGTAGACATTGAATTGATTAATCGCAACCCTGCCAGATCTTCTCTCTTGCCTAAGAAGTCAGCGGTTAAGGGACGCGATACATCACATAACTTCTATACGCTTGATGAGCTAAAATCATTCCTAGACACTGCGAAAGAAATTAGTGATCAGGTTTACTTTTACTTCTTGATCCTCGCAACCACAGGAATTCGTAAGAGCGAAGCTATTGCCCTCCACTGGTCGGATTTTGATTACAAGCATAAAACCATACACATTCAGCGAACAACAGCTTACAAGCTCAAAATTAAAGGTAACGGAGAAATAGAAACAAACGATTATGGCACTCAAATCCCTAAAGGAAATGAAACCCGCATCGTTCCTATGTCAGACTTAGTATATGAAATTTCGCTTCACTGTCGTAAAGATCTAAACCCACTTGTCTTTCACAATACTAAGGGCGACTATTACCGCTCTAGTAAGGCTGACAAGTGGAAAAAGCAAATTTACGAAAAGAACCCAAATCTTAAAAAGATTACGGTTCATGGATTGCGTCATAGTTTTGCTACAATTGCTAATGATAATGGTTGGAATATGGTAGATGTTAAAAATGTTCTTGGACATAAGAGCCTAGATTTAACACTAGGCACCTATACTCACACAACCAAAAATGGTGAGGAAGAAATTCGGAAAGATATTAATGGGCTTTTTTAAAAAGATCTTTTCTATCAAATTTCTATCAAAAAATGAGAGTAAAACAAAAGAACCGCGTGGTTACGCGGTTCTTAGCTACTCTAAAATGTATAATACGGAGACAGAGAGTTTTATTTATTCTTTTTCTCTGTATTTACTGGTATTTTTCTTCCTTATTATATAAGCAAATATCCTTTATAACTTTTCTAAGCATTTCATTTATTTCTATCAAAGTTCTATCAAAAGAGCCATCTCAGAGGTTATCCCTCTAAGATGGCTTCTTTTCTGTTAGCGATAGTAAACCACTATTTACTTTTTTCAAGATATTCGTTTACATCTATCAGCTGTAAACGATAGTTTACTAACTTTTTAGCTTCTTCTTTGATTTCATTAGAATCAGTGGAAGACTTAAGAATTTTGAAGGTTTGTTCAATTAAATCTTCTAAAATATTTTTTCTTGTAAGATAAGTTTCGTATCTGTCTTTTTCGATTAGTCCGTTCAAGTAATCCATCGTTTCACCTCACAAACAATATACTTCATTAAACTACTCTGGATTTTTAATCTTTTTTCTTTTTTGCTCAATATATTTCTCGATTTGCTCCAGATCTTCTGTAGTAGCTTCTTTCAAAATAAAATTTTTGGTAACCGATCTGCGATTTAAGTATTGCTTTCGAGCTTTATTTTTATTATCCCACTTTCTGGTTGCCTTTTTTTGTGCTTCACTAACTGACATCTTACTTCACCAATCCTATAATGAAAATTATTACTGCTATAACAAAGATTGCTAACGCTATTTTATTAATGTTAGAAGTAGTTTTATTGTATTTCTTTTCTTCATCATTCATTTTCTGGACCTACTTTCATAATTTATAGTATAATAAAACACACAAGGGAGATGATCCCTCATGTGTTGGATTAGTGGAGTAATCCAACAATCGAAGCAATTATAGCAACGACAGCAGTTATCAAATTGATAATTGCTGTTTTTCTATTGTAGCGAGCTTCAATAGAAACGCGTTTACGTTTGCGGTGCTTCATTGGATACCACCACCTTCGTAAGGATCCTGAGCACATCTCATTACTCCTTACTCTTTATATTATATACTCATATTAGTATATATGCAACATTTTTTAACTAAAACCGCAAAAAAACCGCTCTAGGATCATTGTCCCAGAGCGGTCTTTACGACACCTGGAGTTTTCAACTCCTTCTATTCAATTACTTTTAAGAATTTAGCAGGTACCCACTGCCTATCAGTACCTAACTTATAGCATTTCATTCCCTTGATATTCTTGACATCGAAGTACTTCCATCTCGTATTTGTCTTGATGTACTTGCCAGTGTAATAACCATTACTATCCATTAGCTGGATCATCCAGTTAGGGTTGCAGTTAATAATCGGCGCACATACTACACCAGTTTTCTTTTCTGGCTTTGGTTTTGGCTTGGCTGCCTTATGTACAGTCGT